TTAAACGTTCAATTATTTCAATTAAATCATCCATAGCTTCCATATCGCTCTGGGATTCAGTATCAATTTCTAGCTCAATTTTTATTTTCATCTGACACACTTTATCTGGAGCCTCCTATCCGATTCGAACGGATCACCTGCTGATTACAAGTCAGCTGCTCTACCAAATGAGCTAAGGAGGCATTGTTAAGTTGTTATTATACTACACATTTGGGTGAAAGGCAAGCGTTATTTGGGTAATAGTTGGCTTACCATTGGTGGATCACCCCTGCTATGATAACAAAGCATGTAATAAAGTTTACAAGGACAATCACCGTTCTTATGGACGCTACAAGGTCAGCTTCGCCTTTACTGCCGACTTTCTCCCCCAGTGACTTAGCCCATAATCGCCACCAACGCACTAGTCCTTGCCTCTACGACGATCAACGCCAATGTCTGTCACCACAATCAAATATAACACACCAACGATAACACTTGTGACCATAAGACCAATCATCGCATAACTTAATGTATTTCCTAACAAGTTTAATATATCCATGACTATTCCTCTATTGCCATTATCATACTAGTTTTATCAACGCCATTGCTAATAAACTCTTGCCCCAACCACTGTATCTCATCATGAAGTTCTAGAGCCATATGCTCTATGGTCTCAATACCAGTCCTCTCGCGCTCATGAGCATACCAAGCCAACACATTAGATACCTCATGTATTTTATTGTCGATATAAAGCGCATTAGTGTTCGGGTTTGTTGAGTCTCCAGAGACAGCTAACAAAGAATCAGGCAGGACAATAGTATTCATCACAATTGAGTCGATGTTAAGAACTAACACCTTTCCAGCATTAGCCAATACAACTGGCAAATTTTTGTGTTTTGAATTTTTATATTCTTTGACACGGTCATCATCAGTCATACCATTAGTGTCTAGTTCTTCAAATGTACATGTAAACTTCTCGTCCACATCATCCATGAGAAAGGAAACTCTTTCATATACCATCGGAGAAGGATTCACTATATGTACATGGCAAGGCATTCCACCACTACCAGTAACCGACCTGACGAATGCTTCGCCATGTTTCATGAAGTACAGACTATCGCAGGCAGCAAATACTACTGGGTTGCATTGCACTATTCCATCAAGATTTTCTTCATCTATAACTATTGTGTCACTCATTGTCCGATAATCCCATATTGTATACCACGATCAACCGCATAATCTTCAACACGATATCCTTCATTTTCAGCTTCATCCACTTTATCCCAAAACAACTCAACCAGCTCGTGTTTAGGATGGTCAACAGTTTCGCCAGTAAACCATTTCGGCTTCCATGGCTGGGTTGGCATATGAGTGTAATGTATTTGTTTGAATGGCTCAACATCACCGTCATGGCTATTCCATGCAGGGTCTAAAGTGCCGATGGGTATCTCTTGTTGTACAAAGTTTATGAACCTGTGGTGTGCTGTTGGATCGACTTTCCATTGGGCTGACGGCTTTTGACCTTTAAACTTAGAGCAATCAAATAAGATAACACAGAACTCTTTACCACCAAACCGTGTGCCGTCTCGGGCAAGCATTACATTGTCGCCCATATCCATATCAAACAACTCACCAATGTCATGGAAGTTTAACATATCAACATCAGTGTATATTGCTCGTCCTTCAAAGTTACAGTATTCGGGGATAGCCCAGCGGAATCCTGAGAATGGAGTAGACCAATTCTGATCAGCAAAGCCATGCCAGAAAGAATTAGGATCATCTGTTTTACGCATCCAAACAATTTCAATACTACGAAAGGAATTGTTCCTCAACGTGTACTCATACGCCATCTCAATCAATGCGTCTTCACCATTAGATGACGTACCAATAAACAACTTCACAGGATCTTTATTCATAATAACCTCATTATATATTTAAGACTTGAACTCTTCTTTCAACTTACTCACATGCTTACTATGTATCTTACAGCCGATGAACTCGTTATAATACTCGTCCCGCAAAAGAACATCTTTCCCAAACTGTTCCTTTGCCTCGTAGTATGTACACTCACCCTTTGTTCTTGCTAGGTGTAATATCTCACGTTTGAATGGCGTACCATTCTCAACTAACAGCTTAACCGACTCACTGGATCCATAATAATCTTTCCAGTCAGACGGAACTTTAGTCTTAACCCTGCGCTTGCGAGTCTTGGTTACTGGCAGAGTCTTTGGCTTCCAGAAGAACTTCTTGCCAACATACATCTTGCCAGTTTCCAATTCAGTCAGGCGATAACAAAAGCCGACCCATTCCTTTAACTCTTCTTCAGATGGGTCGTATGGTCTGCCTTTATATATCCAAGGGTTTACATAGTTATTCGTCTTCAAAATCTAACTCGTCGAGATCATCAAATTGCATAATCTCAGACACATCAACCTCAGCGCCACAGTATGGACAAAATAGTGGAGGATCCGTGATGTCGTCATCATTCAACAGGACAACTTGATACTCACTACTACATTCTTCACACACCAAGGTTGGTTCGCTTTTTACTTCTTCTTCCATCATTCCTCTCTACGATGCGTATGCATCATCCCACGTTCCTGTAAGACCAGCAACTTCATATTCAGTCACACGGTTCTCAAAGAAGTTCGTGTGGTCTGCACCATTCAATACCCACTCCAACCATGGAAGCGGATTCTCTTTTACTCTGAAGTTTGTTCGTAAACCTAACTGAAGCAATCTTCTGTCTGTTATATAGCGGATATACTGTTTTACTTCTGCAGCGTCTAAGCCTTCAACTTCACCCATCTTGTAAGCAAGGTCAATAAACTTATCTTCTAGCTTCACAGCTTGTCGTGCTATCTCATATATATCTTTCTTAAAATCTTCGTCTACGATACGTGGATGCTCAGCGCAGAATGCTTTGAATAGCTTAGAGTTACCCTCAACGTGAATCGACTCATCACGGATAGACCATTCTACAACCTTGCCCATGCCTTTCATCTTACCATAACGCTGGAAGTTCAATAGCATTACAAACGATGCAAATAACGCAACACCCTCGTTGAACACAGACTTAGCAAGCGACAATCCGAGACCACGCATAGTAGTAACATCATTCTCTGTCATAAAGTCGATCTTATCAGCCATCTCTGAATACTCAAGAAAGGCATGATACTCGCTGTCAGGCAGACCAAGTGTTTCGTTCAGTAGAGCATATGCTCTTTGGTGGATACCCTCACGAGCAGCAAACGATCCAAGCATATTACGCACTTCATTGTTCTTAAATTTAGGAACAAAGTTATCGTAGTAATTCTGACCAACCGCAACGTCTGACTGAGTAAACAAGCGCAGTACATTGGTGATGTAATCTTTCTCTACTTGTGTAACCTTACCCATCTTCCAATCAGTAACGTCTTCAGAGAGATCAATCTCGTCTTCGATCCAGTGAGCCTTTTCGTGACGTGTAGTAATATCTACAGCCCAAGGATAATGGAATGGTTTGTACGTTTCAGAGAATTCAAGCAGACCGCCAGCTTTCTTAACTAGCGTGTCAGCAATCTTCATAAGGTCGTCATATGTTCCAATGTGTTTATCATCAATAAAGATCTGCGGTACAGATCGTGCGTTCGGCAGTTTCTGGTAGAACGCCAAACGTTGTTCTTGATCATCTAGCTTAACTTCACGAACAGGATAACCATGTGTTTCAAACCAATACTTTGCCTTAACACAAAATGGGCAATTACTTTTACTGTAAATTAATACGTCCAATTCTCTCTCCTAACCTTGACATGACACACACTCGTCTTGAGTGTCTGCGGTGGTATCGCTAAATTCTGCTAATCGGTCACGTGCTACTTTAGACGCAACGTTCTCAGCTTTGTTAGATGTTTCTGTTCTTAGATAGTATAACCCTTTTGTGCCGTAAAGCCAAGCATTATAATGTACTTTATGTAGGTAATCTTTGGTAGCTCCTGACGGGAAGAAGATATTCAATGACTGACCTTGACACAGATACTTTTGACGATCACCAGCTTGCATAACAATCATATCTTGATCCAACTCAATGGCTGTCTTGAATACGCCTTTGATGTGGTCAGATAAGAAGTCTAGGTGCTGTACTGAACCGCCGCCAGTGATGATCGAAGACCATACTTCATCGGTGTTCATATTAAGCAATTCTAACTCTTCTTCAAGATACTTGTTCTTAGTTAGATGCGAGCCAGCTCTTGTGCGAGACGTAAACGCATTTGCTTTCCACGGCTCAATTGACGGTGACGTTCCACCAATCAAAGAACTATTTGCGTTGGGGGCGATAGCTAACAGGTGAGCATTACGCTTACCAGTGCCTGCCATATCTGGCGATTCACCACGTTCAGCAGCGAGGATTGATGTCTCTACTTCTGCTTGATGCTTGATGCTTTTGAAGATTTCTATGTTTGTTGACACTGCTTCTTCAGATTCAAATTCAATACGGTGTTTCTGGAGGTATGCGTGATAGCCCATCGCTCCAAGACCCAAAGACCTTTCCCGCATAGCAGAGTATTTTGCTCTGTGGATTTCTTCCCCTGCGTGGTCGATAAAGTACTGCAGGACGTTGTCAAGGAAACGAATAAGATCAGCAACAACAGTTGAATCTTTCCATTCATCATACTTCTCCAAGTTCAGTGAAGATAGACAGCAAACAGCACTACGCTCTTCGTTTGTTACTAGGTGTATTTCATTACACAGGTTAGAACCTTTGATAGTAAGACCCATATCTTTCTGTGATTGAGGCAATGCTTTGTTAGCAGTGTCAATGAAGTTTAGATATGGTTCGCCTGTACGATAGCGAGTCTCTAAAATTAGTTCCCACAACTTACGTGCACGAATAGTATCACGCACTTCTTCTTTGCTTGGATCCTTTAGTTCCCATACAGCATCATCACCAACTGCACGCATAAACTTATCAGATAAATTCACGGCGTGATGTAGGTTCAAACATTTACGGTTCACATCACCAGTCGGGATGCGCATGTTAATGAACTCTACGATATCAGGATGGGAGATGTCCATATAGGAAGCGTATGATCCTTTACGGGTCTTTCCTTGACGATACGCAGTCATATCACTATCTACAGTGTGTAAAAACGGCATTGGTCCAGGAGCTACGTCTGAAACAGAACGCACGTCTGACCAATGACCACCAACACCACCACCCTTTACTGACAACCAACGCAACTCTGCGCTGTGATCAATTAATCCTTCTAGAGTATCAGGGACGTATGTTAGGAAACACGAGATAGGTAATGACTTAACCTTTTCACCCTTGAGCGGAGCATTAGAAAGAATTGGTGATGAGAACATAAACCAACCGTTCGATGCAGCGTCATAGATTCTTTGCGCAAGTTTCTTATCTCCTGCCGAGAATGCTACTGCAGCACGAGCAAACGCTTCTTGCGGCGTGCTTTCGTCTTCTCTGCAATAATAATCTTTTAGAAGTTTGACAGCTTGCTCTGTCATTGTTTTGTCTTTGCTGGGATCAATTTTCACACCCAAATGCTGACGAGGAAGCCCAAACATATTATATCCTTTTATTCTTGTTCTTGTAGTAATGAATTTGCCATGGGGAATATCTCAGCAATAGCGCATGCGCACTCACGAGCAATTTCCATGTGTTCTTTTTGTGTACCGTTAGCAGCACGCAGATTAATATAATGAATCCAACTTCTCAAAGTGCCATTCATATATAGTCGAGTTTTAGTAAGTCCCTCTGGGAGTACTGCTCTCGCCTGCTCTTTCGCGATGCCCGCTTTTATTGCCCAGTCATATGCTCTCTGAGATGCAGCGATAACGGTTTTCTGAGCAGCGACCCAATCGCGCCTTAATGACTCATCATTAGTGTCAACACTGTTCTGACGGTTCTTATCATCCTGTAGTCGCGCTTCACGCAGAACATAAGGATATCCCATTTCATCAGGCGTAGCATAACGCTGGCTGAATTCTTGGAAAGAGAAAGAACGATGACGCACAATCTGATGTGCAATATCTCTTGTCGTGTCGATCATCATACACGCACTGACCATCTCTAAAGGAGACCAATGTTGGTGTTTGATTAGATACTTTACCAACTTCTCTGAAGTCTCATTGTTGAACTGATTGGCAGGATTAGAAACCCTCGCACAGTACGCGATCATTTCTAATAAATCAGGATTCTCATTCTCACCAAATAAACCATCCACTGCTGCCGAATACGACACTAATTTTACATGCATTTAAATCTTTCTCCACTCACTCAGTTTAGCCTTCGCGGACAATCCTTTGAAGGTGTTATTACTTATAATACTTTGAATCTCATCGACACACTTACCAGACAGTATCATGTCATTAATGTCTTTTTCTTTCACACTATTTGGGAACAACGCAATCGAATGATTCTCAAGTATCGTCTTTTCAATACGTCTTACTATTTCCTTGCTTCTTGGTTCATTATCATACACAAAGACATACTCAGCTGCAGCATTAATGCCACTCACATCAGCTCCAGCCATCGCAATTGCGTTATCAACGAACATACTATCAATTGGTCCTTCAACAACATAGACTGGCTTGCGGTAGTCTACAGTATCTAGCCCAAATATCTTCGGCGCATCAGGATCAATCATTATGGTTACATACTTCAGATCGGACTTGCCTATTGCTCTGCCCTGAAACCCAATCAAGTTGTCATTCTTATCTATAAAAGGAATGATGATTCTTGGCTCATCTTTAGTGATGTTGGGAACCTTATCTTTCACACAAGCATTAACGAACTCGTAGAATTTAGGAGCATAAAAAAGTTTGTAGTGGCACTTAGTAGGGATAGCACGACTTAAAATATATTGTTTGGCTCGGTGTGTTGGAGGCAGTTGAGAGACCTTTTTCAGCTTACCCAGCGGTGTTTTGAGATAGTTCGCTTTCTTCTTGAAGTGGAACTCTGTCTTAGTTTTCTTTGGCAGGGGAGTAGTATTAGCTGCTCTGTGACCACCCCCATCCTTGAATTTCTCCATAGTATATTCTTTATAGAGATGAGGACTGACGTGTTTTATAAGGTTGCTGACGCTTGCGCCCATGCCGCAGTTATGACACTTAAATATATAGGAACTCTCTTTAACAAACACATAACCACGCGCCTTGTTTAGATTCGTTTGAGAATCCATACAATATGGGCACCGAAAGTTGTATAGGTTATCGTTCTTCCGCTTGAATTGCTCTAGCTGAGAAGAGAGAAGATGAAGGTATTTTGATTCAATATAATTACTCATGTACTCATTATACAACAAAAAGCTCAATAAGACAAGGAGTTTTTACATATGATCTTTAATATATGGGACGACTACTGTGATTAAGAATGCTAGTAAGCTGAAGCCACCAGCTGCTTGCCATTTCCACTGTTCTAGCTTACCGACTCGGTCGGACATTTCACTAGCGTGGTCTCGCTGATCTTGCTTCAGCTCTTTGATCTCGGACATAATCTCTTTGTGAGAGTTGCCAAGACCTTTCTGTAATTCTTCGCGCAAACTTCCGATCCTTTTATGCAAGATGTCTTGTTGATCTCTTGCTTCCTTTCTGCGCTCTTCGAGCAATGTGAATAAGTCCATGTCTAATCCGATCTTTGCTGATACGATCTCATCCGACTCGAGAATAATCTGTTCTGCTTTCTTTGCTCGTTGTCTCATAATCACTATCGCTTTGGTGAGTTTGTCTTTTATTTGTTTCTTCTATTTATTATCTTTAGAATGTTTGTCCGACTGTTTCCGCAAGTATTCGGCAATTTCTTTGGCTTGCATCGAATATAATGTTTCTAAGTCTTCTTCTAAAGCCTCTAAACGATCAGCTATTAGTGGGTATTGCTTACGAAACTTGGCGTCTTTTTTGGCGAGCGAAATATCATACTTAACAGCGAGATATTGCATAAAGGCATCAACATGCTTCTGGAACCAAATGCCCATAGTTGTGCCTTGAAACCAATTATAAAATGAACTGCCGACAACAGATCCGAGAATAGACTTTAGTATAAACCAATACATATTATTTGTCAACCTTTTCAATGTCGTTCAACGAGGCTTCAACAGACAAAACAACATAGTTCTGCATGCCATGATCAGTAAGCGCATCAAAGAACTTACCTTGCTTCCATCCAGACCACGTACCACGGAAGAAGTCTTTCCATCTCTGCCAGTATGTTGGGTTGCGCTCACAACCATAAGCATTGAAGTAACGCTCTTCGCCGCAATGCACATAGCCGAGTATTTGTGGTGGAACTTTTGTTACTATGTCATTGTTATTAACAAATCGTTGATGTGGACATTTAAGCTCTTGAACAAATCGCTTACCGCCAACACGTGGTGAACCGAAAGTAAACAAACACTCAGCTTCAATACGTGTCGCAGCGATTGTTGCCATTGCAGCACCGAGACTATGACCAGTGAGATAGATTGTTCTGGGTGTTTTTAACTTACTGTTTGCTTCTATCTCTTTTAAGCAATCAGCCCATAATTCATCGAGTTCATCCTGAAACCCTGAGTGTACCTTACCTCCAGCAAGAGCGGAATTCTTTGTCACTTTCAGATCCGCAGCTATGTCATTCAGCTTTGTTGGTTCAGTACCCCGAAACGCAAACCACAATTCTTTTTTACTCTTAGCGACCAATACCTGTGCACCATTTCTGTCAATCAACTTGCCCTTGTAGCCGTCGAGACTCTTCAATGCTTCTGCGTCAAGGTATGCTGACTGCGCAAGATACGCTGCAGCTTCTGTTTTATTGGTCATCTACTTAGTTATCCTTTATTTATTTTTATGTTCTTTATATATTCAATGTAATCGAATGGTATATATTTATCTTCTTCAAAGAAGTGTACTGCGATAACGTTTTGGGCACCATCAACACCACTCTCTATAACGTGAGAAACATTATCGATTCCTCCGATCATATACTCTTCAAACAACTTAATATCATATTTGTCTTTATGTTTGACCATAATATGATACATCTCTTGACAAAAATAGAGATAATGTTGATCCAATGTTTCGGGTGTCGTAGTATAAGCATTCACCAAAGCATCATAAATGATTTCACTATTTGGCTTCGCACCTATAAACCCGTTAAATACTGTCGTACCTAGAAGAAAGTTCTCTCCATTAAGAGACACTTCAGCATTCACATTCATATCCAAGTCACACACAGTGAATAGATGATCGTGTCCATCTATATCCAGCTCAGATAAATCCCCTGTTAGCATTAGATCAGAGTCGCAAAAGACGCCACCATTCAAATACAAGTAATAGTATCTAAACAGGTCAGATTTATGCGCACCTGTGAAACTATTAAAAACATCTACTATGTTCGGGAATTCTGGTAGTGGATTTTCGTCAAAATACTCCAGTATTCTTTCGTCGTCATACCAGTCTATCTTCCATCCACAACCATTTCGTTCAGCCCATCCAGCATTAACTTCATCAAGGAAAGGCTCTCTCGAAACTTGCAATAAAATCTTTGGTATCATAATATAATTCTCAATGTTATTGTGTCGGTTCTTCCTCTTTTGGCTTTACCGAATCTTCATAGTAAATAATAATTTCTTTCTGTTGTAGTATATAGCGTCTTAGATCAGCAAGGTTTAAGCTGATGTTCTCATAGCCTCTAACAGATATTGCCATGAATACTATGTCACCATTATCTTTCTCAAACTTTTCAAGAAACTCTTCCATGTTTCTTTCAGTAACAACATACCAATCAACGTCCGATAGGTCTAATTGCTTCGGTCGTTCCGCAATAGGGATTATTGGCTTAACAATCTTTGTTACTGTGATGATCTCTGGTTCTGGTTGTCTGTTTAAAAAACTGCAACCACTACTTAGCAGTATCAGACTCGAGATCAGCAAATATCTTAACTGTACCATCATTTATTCTCTTTTCAATTAATCCAGGTTTTCTCAAACTCAACAACGTCAGGTTGTGTTTCTTAAATTTCTTCAGCAATCCATCCGAGTATGCTTCTGCTTTCTGAAGGTTTTTCATTAGGTCTTTGGTCAGAGCGGCTTGTACTTCTGCAGTTTCTTGCATAGTGTTTATTGTGGCTTGCTGCTCTTCAGCCGCAGCTTTCAATGTCGCGTTGTTCTCTGCGAGCTGTTGAATACGATCCTGAGTGTCATTGTAGTAGCTCTTAGCGGCATAACCAACACCACCAAGTATCACTATCAATGCGATACATGCATACAATTTAATCATAATTTATCCGTGCTGTTTAAATACCACTTTAGGGAATGCTAGTGTTGCCCTTAACACTTGATCTTTGCTTGCGTTAAATTGTATCGCATTAATCGCATCTTTTCGTGTAGCTATAGCAGCCAACCATCGATGATTACCATCAATCACATATTTATCGTTGCTGATGAGGATAGGTTTGTCGTCATTCTTCCTGATGGAAATAACAACACCCTTGTCAGAGAACTCTGATTGTATTGCCTTTAGCTTCTTCGGGTCAACTTTGATTTCCTTTCCAACTATACCCTTTCTTTTCATATGCTGGAGATAGGCTTTGTAATCTTCAGATTCGATCTGAGGCATCTTGTTGCGAGGAATATCGCCTTTATTCGGTATAGTGAATTTTAATTCATTGACTTTATTTAATGTTTCTCTAGTCTTGGCCAATACTGATGTTGGGCGAGTGCCTCGAACTGGAGCTTTAGTCTCGAACAGTTTCTTGAAGTCCTTTCCAGCTTTAGCGGGAGTGTTATTCTTTGCCATCTCAACAGCCAACTCAGGATCAGGGGTCTTGAAATTCTTTTTACGCATTACTGTCTTAGCCACCAACTCTAACTCTCCTCTTCGTAGGTTCAGTACGAAAGGCACGTTGATGTCCGTTCGCATATCTTTCAATACAGCTTCAGCGTCTGGACCAAGTTTTGGTATAGCTTTGCCATGTTTCTTAAATGTTTTCTTGAATAGACGTATTAGTTCGGCTGAACTGATATCCTTTTTATTGCGAGCATCATTGGCACGATCTAGAAAATGTCGAGTGAACTCAACATCAATCCCCACTTTAGCGAAGATTCTATCGGCATATTTTTCAACGGCATCTAAATCAGATTGAGTTATCATAGTCCAAATTTCTTCATGAAGTCTTTGCGTTCTTTAATCTTAACACGCTTTTGTTTCTGTTCAAGATAACGTTTCAAAAACGCTTTCATGTCTTTCTTGCGAGCGTCTGGCTTTTTAAAGTCAGCAACATCATTACCAGTACCAGCAACAGCTGCACCAGTAGCATTGGCAGCAACATCTTCGAATAGTGTATTGAAGTCCTTTTGCTCTGTTGTGCTTTCTTCTATCTTATCCATAGCTTCGTATAACCCTTGTACCATTTCTTCTTCGGAGAATTCAGTTTGTGTGTGGCTTTCTTTAATGAGAAACAAAGCAGCAGCATAGGAAGCAAACTTAGTTTTGCCTCCTGGAATTTTCTCAAGCAGTTTTTTGAGATTGAAGACCATCCGATCATAATACCCATAAGCATTATTCTCTTCAGTAGTCTCAGGCGACTTTATCTTCTTGCCGCTCTTGTCTATAATCCCCAACTTAAATGCATCAGTCTTTTCAAAAGGTGTTGTAAGCCTTTTGATGAACTGGTACGCGAGGAGTAAATCTGTAATCTTGCCCATTAAATCTTCCTAAGCGTTTCTACTATGTGTGCGTCTAACCCAATCTCACTATCTATGATTCTTTTACCTGCAACCAAACCAAGTTCAGTCGGGTAGTAATTCATCATGAGCAAGAATGGCTTCAGGTAATGTAGATACCCTTCCAGCTTCAAGAATAACATTCTGGTAGCAGCTCTACTCTCAAACATGTTATAAATTACAACCATATGATTGATGATCAACCTTTCTTTAAGATCTCCTGATTGCTCATACTTTCTGAACAATCTTTTAATGTAGCGTATCCTCTTCAGGTCGTCATAAAACTCTAACAAATCCGTACAGTGGGGATTCGTATATGACTTCATAGCGAACATTTGGAAGTTATCTTCCGTCAAATCGTCAAACATATAATTCCATCAATTAATTAAGTAATATCGCTCAGTGCCGCTCTCTTGATGACAGTCGCGCTTACAGCCACATATATATAGTCAGCATCAAACCAAATAGATCCAGCACCAACCGTTGGAGATGTTGTTGTTGGATTATTTGTGGATGGTGTTGAACTTGTTAGGCGTAAATTTTTACCCGCAACAATAGCTAAGTCAGACGGTACAGCACCAAAAAGGTTTTGTACCGTGACTTTCTTACTAGAGGGCGTAGATCCAGGATTATCAACAACCATAAAAAGGTCGTCGCTCGACACCGAAGTGGCAGCAGTAAGTGCTGTAACCTTTTTATCAGCCATTATCTATAATCCTTATGAATCAGCTAATTGAGTATCATCGGCAGCATCGCCAGAGATAGAACCCATAGCAACTAACGTTTCATACTGAACACGACCATTACGACCACCAGTTCCAGGTGTACGCTTAACCCAACCAGCATGAGCAACGCTCTTACCTTCGCCAGTAATACCAACTTCAGTAGTGTCAGCACCGTAGATCGAAGCAGCATCAATGTTTTCTGAATAAACAGTAGACAATGGCTTCTCAGATACTTCGTATGCAGCAGCAGAAGATGCTGGAATAGTTGTAGAACCAGTTGCTGAACGAACAGTTGCGTTTGACGCATCGGCGATAGCAGTGAATACATAATCGTTAGCACCAACACGCAAGAAGTCACCAACTTTATAGTCGGTTAAAACTGCGCTTGACGCACCAGTTACAGCACCAGCAGTAGTAACAGCACATGTGCCTACTGTGGTTTTGCTGTCTTTATTTCCCCATAAACTCATCTTATTTCTCCTAAGATATATTTGTTATTACTTCTATTTAGTAGTTTTCATAATCAACTTGGTGGCAGCTACACCAATTTTATAGCTGCCATATTCTTTATAGTTCTCTGAACGCCAACTCTTTAGCTTTCAAGAACTTAACTGCGCTCCTAATGGCAGGCATAGGACTTCTCTCAGTACCGACTTTGGTATTGCGACCTGTCTTATACTTAACCTGAACACCATCATCAGTTGTCTGCATTGTAACAAGCAAGTTGTTATTTTTAGGATCTTTCAACTCTACAGAGATGTTATCCTTTAATGCCAATACTAATGGAGCGATATCTTTATCTTTCAGTAATGTGAACTTTTCATTAAGCTCTTGTTGCTCTACCAAACGTTTGATAGTTGCTTCCATTACAGCTTCCCAACGCGAGCCATACTTGCTCTTGAAGGCAGCTTCATCTAGTTTAGGTTTAATGTCAACCTTTTCTTTCTTACCAGACTTAACATCTTTCTTATCTTCTTCTTTAGACTCATCTTTAGAAATAGCCTTAGAAATTGCCTTGCGCTTCTTGTGTAAGAACTTGTCTGAATCGTCTACATCACCATCGTTGTCGATGTCTTGGTCTTTACGATCCTTAAACTTCTTCTTCACAGCTTTAGGTTGGACTTTATCAAGACCTTCACCGTCATCAGAGTCGTCATTAGTGTTATCTTCTTTCATCACCTTGCCAGTCTTCAGCATTTTGAAATCAACACCTAATTGCTTAGCAGCTTTTTGGATTGCTTCTCTTGCTGTTCTAGCTTTCACGACAATAGGAGTTTTACCACCACCAATCTTCTTACCGCTTAGTGTTTGCGCAGGGATTGGTACAGAAAAACTAGCGAATGCTTCTTCAAGATCAGCCGACTCAACAATTTCATCTGAGCCATTCTCGATGATTTCGTTCTGATCTTCAACTGTTGTTTCAACAGTTTCAGCTTGTCCAGAAACAACAGCGTTTACAGCAGCAAGCAATGAGTCACTAGAACCATAATTGTCTTGCGTTCCGAAGACGTTTGCTTCTTCAAGACCTTCCATTGCACCTTTAACTTTTAACATCTTATATTCACCCTCTTTGCTTGTTTTATTTGCACGATCAAGATACTTCTTAGCTTTTGATGCATCATCAAACTTAGAGAACTTAGTTGTGTCGGCTTTACCTTTCTTATCGTAGTATTGAACTATGAAGTAATCTTCATTGAGTTCTGCACTTTCGATCTTAAATCCTTTTTTCTTCGCATCAGCGATACGCATTATAGAGTTTGCGCCCGATTTTGGATCAGGAAACTTGTTTGGATTTTTAGGTGCTTTACTATAGCCAACAATTTTATCAGTCTTTGGATTATTATTTCCACGCACATTTGCTTTAGCAATATGAACAAGATCGTTATCGCCAAATTTAGCTTCATCTAATTCAACAGACTCTTTGATCGCGCCTTCAAGAGAACGGAAGAACTTTAGCTTAACGCCTTTATTCTCGAACTTAGCATCTTCAATAGTACCCTCTGAAGACTCTTGAGTTAGATTATAGTAGATTCCTTTGGCGATATTAACTTTCACAAGTGGAAAGATGTCACCAGCAATGCTAATCTTTGTGGCATATCTGAATACAGTTTCACCAGACTTTACATTAGAACCTTTGATGTAATTCTTATCACCAGAATCTAGAGCAAATAGTACCATTGGGTGTTTACTATTGTTATCGCTCATTACAGCAACTTCTTTATAACCTTTCTTACGACCGAATGTTATTGCTTGATCTTCACCCCAATTAGGAGTCTTATCTGTGAACTGTTGGTATGCTTCGTCAAGTTCAACAGACTCTTTCTGTTCAAAACGAACACCGTCATCTTTAACTTGATAGTCTGCTTTTCTATCCATACTTACAGCTGCAAATTGGTCCATTCTAAAATTACCCTTTACACCATTTTTCCATTGAACTGTTACTGCAGGCTTACCGTTCACTTTAACTTGTTTGATCACTGTACCATATAGATCTTTATCACTACCAGCTTTCATTTTAACATTAGTGCCTTTTTCAATATTAAAGGCTTCGTCAAGTTGATCACCTTCTGCTTCAAAAGAGTTCAACAAATGCTGCTTTCTTTTTGCAAGAGCAAATGCTTTATTCATAACAGAAGCAGCTTGTGCGATAAATTTAGATGCCTGTTTTTCTGCCTTTTCGCCAGCCTTAACTCCCATTTCTAACCCAATGATCAGTTGTTCAACTGAATCGATTAAAGTGGGATCACTGAACTTTTTCTTTTCGCCCTCAGCCTTTGCTTTTAGACCTTTCAATTTTTCTATGGCATTGAGTAGATCGCTATTAGGCATATCACCAGCTTTAAATCGAATCTCTTCAGAAAGAGCAACAGCTTCATCTAAAACACTAGGATCAACTAAATTCTTTTTGTTATTCCTAATATGTGCATCCAGCATTCTCTGAGCACCTTTCTCACTACCTATTGCATATCCTGAAAGATACGCATCAGCAGCAGCTTTAGCAGCTTTAGGTGTCTTAAATCCCGCAGCACCTAGCCACATCGTATGCCCCTTAGTCTTATGTACGACCTTAGCTCTATGTCCGCCAAACTTTGATTTCTCAGAAGTAGCTTCATAGTCAGACGCTTTGATCCTTGCTTCTTCAAGATCGACCATTGCTTCTTCGAATGATTCATTAAGATCATCTTCAGGCTTCTCGTGAGTGTAGCCTTTAGCAGCAAGGGCTTTGTGCTCTGCTTCGCTATTAGCAACTTCTTTCTCGCCAGTTTCTGGATCATACATATCGTGCGGATACTTAGCAGCTTCTTCTGCTTCCTGAAGCTGTCTGAGCTGCATTACTTTTATTGTGTTCGCTAGGTTCATTTCTTAGATTCCTTAGTTATCAACTTTTTCGCCAGCACGCCATTGGTAACATGACCAATACCCAGCTGTTGTTTTGTCTTTTTTGTTTTCGCAATCGTGTCTTGATCTGAATGCTGCTCTACGTTTCGGGTCGTCTCGTTTGATTTCCATATTTGGATCACCAAACGTAACCTTAATCACATTACCTTTGTCATTCTTAACATACACGCCAAATTTCTTTTTCGATCCTGACGGTAGTCTGAAAGGATTGTTCAACTCAACCTTTCTTCCTTTATACTCAGCAGCTTCAACCACTAAATCTTCATACATGCCAGCGCAATCTTCTTGACACGGAGTGTCTTTCTTATACTTCTTGGTCAGTGCATCAGTACCAAACTCACCAGCAGCTTCTTCAAGGTCTGTATACATATTCGCAAGAACACGCGGATTAACACCATTATATTGTCGCGCCACAACACCAGCATAATAAACAACACCGTGCTTCATGGGGTCTTTACCAGCTTCTTTCTTCTTGCGGTCTACAACCTGCTTCAGAACACTCAATGCGGCTTGATACTTATTCTTTGAGATAGTCTTAGACTTCAGCTTGGCGATCAGCTGTCCCGTAGGAACCTCGTCCAACATCTCAACAGACTCGCTCACATTACCCTTGTGTTGTTTCCACAAGTCAGCATCGCCAGTAGTTCTTGTCTTACCACCAGTAATGAAAGAGTTTACACGAGCATATGCCCATTGCTGTTGGTTTGCTCCTGGACGATGTCCAGTCTTCCACGCAGCCATACCACGATTATAAACTTTCTTCAGGATACCAAGAGATATGCCAGACTTCTCAGACTTTTTCTTTAGCGCAGTGGCTGAGTCTTCGGTGATCTCAAAAGATTCTTCTTGGTTCTTAGCTTTAGTGTCTGAAGTGCGGGCACGATCCAACATACGGTCATGTTTTTTCTTATCAGAAGCCTTTTCTCTGTCTATCTTTTCTTTAGCAGAGTCAACTTCACCCTCACCAAACATATCACGATACTTCTTAGTGTGTTTGGAGAGTTTAGTCTTAGCGCCAGTATCGCCAGCATGCTTATCTGGATATGCTGTCGGGTCGTCTGAATCTTTCTCAGCGCCTTTCTTGAATTCTGCGTCACGCTTTGCTTTGGTAGACTTAGACAATCCACTATGATATTTCTTTGGCTGTGTTCCTTCGCGGTCTTTGATGTCTTTGTCTTGAGCAACAGCTTCAAACAACGCATCATAATCTAACTCTTCCTTGACACCGCCACGAGCTTTCTTCAATCTTTCGATCTCAGCTTTACGGATTTTAGGTAATAGCTTCTTGGCAATTTTAGGAATGAGTGATGACTTCTTCTGTACTAGCTTGTCGACTTGGATCTTATCTGTAGGCGCTAGACTAGCATAGTTCTTACCACGATCACCCGCAACTTTCTTGCGGATAACAGCGATAGCAGCCTTGTTGGCACGCTTCTTAATCACATCAGTGTTAGCCATCTTCTTGGCTTTGATCTTCTTAAGACGCTGCATCTTTGGAGCAAGACGCTTCATTCTACGACCAATAGCTTTACGCTGAGAGATACTTAATGGCTTTCTATCTTCGTCCATGTCTTCTGTAAGTACAGAGCGGATAGTGTCATAGATATCTTTAGCATCACGATCACTTAATTTCTTTGCTAGACCAGACTTGAATGTATCGAAGTCGCCCTCAACTGCAATTGCTCTTAGCTTAGATGCAGACATTCCTTCAACGCCAGTTGCGTCAGGATCACGTGCGCCAGCAGAGACTACTTTGATTGAGTCGAAGTCGTAGTTCTTACCATTATACTTCTGGAGCAGACCATTGAATTCGGTAACTCGATCAGATCCAACAACCATGATGACTTCATCAAACTCTTTATCCAATTCAGCCATTATCTGGAAGATTGTCTTAGACTTTGATTGGAATGCTGTTTTACCGAATGCTTTGCGGGCGAAACTAATCTTCTCAGCATAGTTGAGAGGATCTTTCTTATTATTCTGGGTGTGTGAAAGATAAATCCTTGCGGGCGCTTTTTCTTTCTTAGCAATCGCCTCAACCTTGTCAACCAGCTTTTGGTGACCGATAGTTGGCGGATTCATCCTTCCGAATGTGAATACTACTTTCGACATGTACGTGTTTCCCTTGGGCTTAACGTGTTAAATTAGTGGTTGACTTATCTCAGATTAGAGGTATAATAGAGATGTCGCTTTTATAAGTGTATTTATAATATCTTTAACTCCAACCTTTAATGTAGTTGTCAGAGAAGTTAGCATGACTGAACTGCATTCTATTCACTAGCTTCAGCGCACTGCCATCATTGTCGATAGCAACATAACCTTCTGGAGCAGTTACTTGGAATCCATCTTTGGTTCTGAGTAATGTATCAATGTTACTTGCCTGATCCATTTTATTTATAATCATTTCTTTAGCATCGATTAGCGCATTCATCAGCAAGAAGATATTTTCAAGGTTCTTAACATTAGCATTAGAAAAGAACTTTAGTATCTCGTCACGCCTATCGGTCTGGACTTTCTTACCCTTTGGTGTCTTGCGCTTATCAGCTTCCTTAGCATAGAAGCCAGTAATGTGGTTGACAAGATCCTTCACATGAGACTTAACGTTTGTAACCTTTTGTCCTGCTCTTACCTTAGTGTTGAAGTGTACTGTAATCTGACGAATCAACTCTGGGTTCTCGGAGATCGCATTCATAGTCTTGGAATCTAGTTTGCTAAACACCTTGCCTGCATCACTAATATACTTGGTTACTGCTTTATTTTCTTTGTCTGTGAATGTAGCTTTACCAGATACATCTGTGAACTCAGGGTCAACATACCAAACGTCTTTAGATGGTCTTAGCTTTTCAGATATCTTCTGACCGAATGATGCTTTCATTGTCTCAAATGACGAGCCACTGTATACAGTATGCCAAACAATACCAATCTTAGCTGATCGGATTGCATTACCCATTTCTGATTTACTAGGAACAGAGTATACAATTGTGTTTGGGTGGAATGTTGTAACCTTTTCACCGTCTATTGTTTCGTTCTTTAAGTCGCTTTTACTGAATAGAAAGTCACCCTGTAACACACCAGTGATTCCAAGGTCGGGTAAATGTTTCAGAGCGAGCTTCAGTTTAACTGCCAAGTCACCGCTAGTGTCTTCATCTACCTCTTCAGCGCTCTTGTAGATTTTAGGGTTTTTATTAAAGACTCCCTTTTTTGCCACAAAGAACTTGCCGTCACGAGGATCTTGTCCAGCAAAAATAGCAGGAGCGCCATCCCACTTAACAGTAGTAGAAACACCACGAGAAGAACTGCCCGAAAGCATATCACGCATGCTGCGTAGAAGATTGATAGCTTGTCTTGCACCTTTCACACCCCCATAAAGTACGGCATCCTCAAGATGCGTCATATGTGTATTTTTTTGTTCAATTAAGAATGAATTAAATTTTTTCATTATAGTGCTCATCGTGCCATCGCTGGGCTTCTTTCTTAGCCACGCCAACATTTTTATATGCCGTAACTGGATGCCGAGGCTTATCGCCTCCTACTTTAGTATTATCGAACAATGTAGGCATTACTTTCTGACTGCCATCTTTGTTCTTTCTCATAGAATCCATACCAGATAGACGGATCTCATACTTACCATCTGGGGAAACGTGTTTGAATACTTTCTTGTTGCCTGCACCATATCCATCTGGAACTTTCTTCCATTTGATACTTGCTGACTCATTAAACTGTATAAAAGATTTCATCTATTAATAAACCTTACAGTGTATTGACGAAAAGTCGTTTTTCTTTATAGCCGAGTAATAACAACTCTTCAGTATATCTGGATCGCTTTCTGCTAGGATCTCGAGATAGTATGTTAACCAAGCACCAGCCTTCAATTGCACTTCAGATGTCGGGAAAGGGGAAACCTTATCAATTACAAATGACTTCTTCAATAGTTTAGGCAACGTTGTATTTAGGTATTTCATAGGATTGTTCATAATCTTAGTCTTATCAGACTTTAGATCAAATCCATTCTGAGCAGCCAGTTCAGGGAATAGTTGCGCAGATACAGAACCCAATTGAACATCAGCACCCTTTTGTCTGCCCTCAAGATACACACGGATATCTCCGACCTTAGAGATTGTACCTGCTTTATATCCAACACGCAACTGGAAATTGCTTATATTGCCTTGGGTCTCGAAGATGAAGTTCTTTTGGAATGGGTCAAACAAGACACGCATTGGTGTCAAGTCAACATCTGGTATGTCAGATGTAGAAACAGTTTCGACTTTAGCTGTC